GGTGGCGTCGGTGGCGGTTCTCTACTTTTCGGTGGTGGCGGCGGTGCGGGCGGTGGCCGCGGCGGCGGCAGCGTGTTCGGGGCCGGGTATCAGACCGGCCGTGGGACACCGGGCTACGACGAAGACGGCCGGCCCGGCTACTACGCCCCGGACCCGAAGCAAGTCCGTGAAGCCGAGGAACGCGCCGCCGATGCACAGCAGCGCATCAAGGATGCGGACGCGCAGGTCAAGATCGCCGAGGCGCGTAGAAGCGAACTCGATTTCGACGCCTCGGAATCGCAGAAGCTGTCCGCCGATAACGCGCTGGAGAAGGCGAAGGCCGATGCGGCCAAGGCGCGCCGCGAAGCCCAGGACACACAAGCCGATCTGGCCGAGGCGCAGCGCGGAAAGTTCACTGCCGCCAAGGAATCCAAGAAGGGCAAGGGCGGCGACGACCTGTCCGATATCGGCAGGATCATCGGCGGCGGTTTCGCCGAAACATTCGGCCTGGACGGTTCGGTGTTCCCGAACATTGAAGAGTTGGGCATCGTCAAGTTGGCCAAGGCCATCTTGGGTATCAAGTACACCTCGCAGGGCACCGGGTTCGCCGGCGGGCTCCTTGCCGGTGGTGGTGGCGGCGGTGGTCTGGGCGGTCCCAGTGGCGTGTTCGGCGGCGCGGCCTTCGACGGGGGCGGGGCCACATCTGGTTTGCCGTTCGGGATGGTGCCTGAAGTGTCGTCGATGTTGCCATCGCTCACCGGCGGGACGGCGCATCCGGGGTCGGGGATGCCTCCGGGCGTCGGCAACGGGCCCGTCGATCAATCGCTGAACGTCACGATCAATAACCCGCAGGGCGACGAGCGGTCGATCGCCGACCGCACCCGCCGTGTCCTGCTGAACACACCGCGGCAGATGACCCACGAACCCATCGGCGGTGGCCCGTAATGACGAGCGCACAACTTACCGGGCCACGCCGTAACGTGCCCTGGTCGCAGCTGTCCGAAGCCGCGCGCGGCGAAGCGGTCTCGTGCGCATGGATCGGCTCGGACGGCCAGTATTGGCCCCTCACCGGGCAACTCGCCGGCAGCGAGGGCGCATTCATCACCGGCCCCATCGACGGCATGGTGCACGTCCCGTTCGAAGGGATATGGACCACCCCCGCCTACGGCCCGCCGCGCTTCGAACGCACCGTCGACGGCCGACGGGAAATCTCGTTCACGTTGGGCCTGATGTCCGATTCGTCGCTGGGCTGGTACGACACCGAGGCCCGGTTCTGGCGCGGCTGCCGCAAGGACGCGACCGGATACTTCACGGTCACCACTCGTCGGCACGGCCAGCTGTGGATTCCGATGCAGCTGTTGGAGGCGCCCAAATGCGCGCTCCCGGATGATCCGGCGCTGCAACGCGTCGCACTACACGAGATTATCTTGGCCGCGGACGGTGAACCGCGCTGGCACCGCCCTGACACCTCGCCGCCGCCGTTCGTGCGTCCACCCGGTGGGCCGAGCCTGGGATTCATTCGGATCGCGAACCGCTCCACCGAGCCGGCGTGGCCGATTTTCTTTGTGCAGGCATCCAAGACCGCGCCGTCGAAGGTGCGTCTTGGTGATGGCCCGAACGCGATCGTGTCGGGCGAAGAGAACCCGTTCGATGACTGGCCGAAACTTTCACGCCTGTTCGGGATCCCGTTCGTCGACGAGTTCTTGGGCACGTTCACCCGCACCCGTGACGCGAACATGATCGATGTGCCGGAACTCAATCCCGGCGAGCACTGCATTATCGACACCGATCCCGCGCACCGGATCGCGATTACCGCCCAGGATCCGCCGGACAACCTGCTCAAGAAATTCATCCGCAATAGCGAGCTGCTGAACTGGATTTTGGGGGAGTACGGCGATACCGGGTTGCCGCTGCTGCAGCGGTTCCGGGGCCAAGGGTTCTCGATTCCGATCCCGCCGCGCACGGTCGCGACGATCCCGGTCTCACATAACCAGCCTGGCGGCAAGATCTGGTGCCAGCTGCCGCAACGCTTCGAAAGCGCTCTGGCATGACCGCGCCGACGATGACGCTCGACCCGAAAACATTGGCGGGCGAGTTCACCCCCGAGATGCGGATGCATCTGCTGGAGCGCCGCTGGGCGTACATGAACCGGCGCACCAAAGCCCCACTGGTTCGACTGTGGGACAAAGAGTTCCGGTACATCGCGCGCGTCGAAAACCTCGATAAGTGGGATTGGGAAGAGCTGGCCACCGAGGACGGCGAAGCCAACATCACATTTTCCGGCAAGGCCAACGACTGGCTACGCGAAATCATCACCTACCAGATCGGCGACGACGAAGACATTCACATCACGATCGACCCCGACCCGGACAAGCCGCACGATTTCCGGACCCGCTGGGGCGGCAAGGTCATGGTCATCGAGGACGACGAAGAAGCCGGAAAGGCTGCCGTCACAACACTTAAGTGCATCTCAAATCGACGCCACCTCAAGGGAATCTACCTCGCAGCCAATCCCATTTTTCCCATGGAGGTGCAGCTGCCCAAGATGTTCCTGTGGGGTGGCCCCACGGTCACCACCTGCGCAACGGCCATGTTCTTCAACTGCATTCGGCTGTTCACGCTCAACGGATTCTTCCCGGTGCCGCGCAACATCTTCGCCCCGGAAACATGGCTGCAAAACCTCTCACCGCTCAATTGGCCGGTGCAGATCATGCCTGTGGCTGGGCTGTTCGACCAATCACGTTGGTGCACAATCGGTTCACGCTGGAAGGACGCGCACACCGTGTTGTCGCCGGTGATGAAGGACGCCGGCGTCATCTGCCGCGCCTACACCTGGCTTCCCGGCGATCCGGCCCCGTACACGATGTTCGGCCCCGAACTGGCCGAAATCCTCAAGCCCACACGCGCATGCGTGATCCTGAGCTTCGAAGACAAGTCCGGTGTGACCGGCCCGACGGGCACCATGCTCGACGGCGCGATCAACCTGTTCGCCGCGACCCTCGATGACCTGATCACCGAGACCCTGATCCCGATCGACGCCGACCACGACGGCGAGGTCGACCCGTTCTTCCGGAAACTGATGCTGGTTTCCCCGAAGCCGCCACCGTTCGTGTACCGAGACGTCGGCTACGGCAACATCCGGCGCCGCAAACTGCGGATCTACAAGAGCCGCGCCACCGACATCATCGTCGGCGGCAAGAGCCCCCAATGGGTCAACCAGGCAATTACATTCGCGATCCGCTACGGCATATCCCAACTGGCCCAAGTGATCATGGGCGTCGAGGCCGCTGGCGTCGAAGGTTTGGACAACCTGTACCAAGGCCAGCTCGACGACGTGTTCCTGGCGTTCATGCGCTACGTCAACCCGCTGCGATCGGCCAAAGCCGGAAGTTACGCGTTCCGTGAGTATTTCAAGAATCCGGGCGGCACCGCATACGTCATCAACGCCATACAAGAGCTAGCCGCCGGCGACTTCGAAATGAAGGCGTACCGGTCGATGAAGTTCGACGTCGGCGACGGGCAGCCCTACATCCTCGGCGAAGACTTCTGGCTCGGCGACCGCGTCTCAGCGGAAATCCGGGGCGTGGTCTACACCGACCAAATCATGGCGATCAAGGGTGAAGGCGACCGCACCACGGCAGGACGGCCCACGGTGTCGTTCGGCGACGACTCCCGCGACGAAGACCCCGTCGCGCGCGGGTTCCGCACTATCGGCAACGTCGCGAACTTCGCGGCACTCCTGGCAGGAAGCGGGGACATGTTCTGATGAGCAGACGAAACCAGAAGCAAGGCAAGGTATTCCCGAAATTCCCGTACGACCGCAAGTTCACCAAAGCTGAGGTCGATGTCATCCTCGCGCGCCAGGACCGGTTGTGCGCGGCGTTCCGCGACGCGGTCGGCCCGAACGGCTGGGGGCTCGGACTACCCGAGGACCATTTGCAGCAGTTGATGTTTCACGGCGCGCTGGCCGGCGTCGACGTCGATGAAGACGCGGCGTTCATCCGGGCGCGGCGGCTGCCGGATGAAACCGGGCGACTGGTCGACGCCGTCGAGTGGGTCGTGAAAAAGGACGACACACCGCGAGACCGCAACAGGGATGCGCGCCGCGAGGCACGCGCCCGCGCACGCGAGATTGACGAGCTGGATCCGGAAGTGCGCGACGCGCTGATCGACATGGTCAAACGCAAGGGACAACGCGTCTACGACCGTGGCCGCGCCGAGGTTCCAGTCGAGGACCGCGACGAGTACTCCGGGCGGCTGGCCGACACCGACGACGAACAACCCGAAGACCTGGACGACACCAAGGAGGACATGCCGTGACGTCTGCACTCATCCCCACCGAGCCAATCTTTCTGGGCGAAAGAGTAATCCGCACCCTGTTCTATGCGGCGCCCCGCAATCCCGGCGACCCGCAAACGATCATCGGCACCTTCACGCTGATGCCCGGCGAAGACAACATCGTCTTGGACGCCATCAAGGGCGAGAAGGGTGACCGCGGCGACATGTCGCCGTTCTGGCGCCCGCAGTGGGGCTCGACCATCAACTTGCCCGTGGATCTGCCCGACGACCTCGTTGACGCCGACGCCGGAATGGCCTGGTACATCGCCGGTTACTGGCATGTCTGGGACGGCAACGGCTGGCGAATCATCTTGGGCGCGATCCCCGGACCGCCCGGCCCCACCCCGAACCTGCACATGACAGCACGTGGTGTCGCGCCGCCCTCTGGCGGCATCACCTACCCGCTGAACCTGGACGTCACACCCGGTGGTACCACGCTGGAGCCGACGTTCGCGATCGACATCCCGCTCATTCCCGGACCCAAGGGCGACAACGCGAAAATCCTAGAGGCCGACGATTTCGTCGGGCCCATCGAGGACGGTCAATCTCTGATCTACGACTCGACCCTGGCCGGCGGTGCGGGCGGTATCCGCGGCGGCAGCCCGGTCGGCACCGTCAAGAAACTCAGCATCCCCGAACAGTCGTTTACCGGCGGCACCTACGGATCGACCTGGAATATCGTTGCCACGCTCATCGTTCCGGGGCAGCCGTTACCGTACTACCCCGAGTTCGACGGGCATCTCCGGTGGAAACGAAGCGGCCTGTTCAACAACGCGCAGATCGAAGTTCAGGTGCGGGCCCTGCCTCAGGGCTCTACCAGCGCACCGGAAACCGGAACCCTGTGCGCTCGCGCCTTGTACGACCCGAGCACCCTGGACGCGGAAACCATCGCGCACGTCCGCGAACAGTGGTCCGACACCGGCTATCCGGCGCGCGCGATCGGACCCGACTCCGGTGAAGGCCGCATCCCCGCCAACACGTCCATGGTCTATTACGTGCTGCTGTACCGGATCGGTGGTAGCGGATCGGTGGTGTTCTCCACCCCCGGCGCCCACATGTCGCTGAGCATGTTCCCGGTGAGCTGATGCCACGCAGCGTCGATAGGTTCCCAGAGAAGCGGGGTGCCGGTGCCACCTCGCTACACAATCCGCTGCGCTCGCAGTTGGATTGGCAATCGGCGCTCGGCGACACCACCAAACAGGCCGGCGACGGAATCCGCGGCGCCATCTCGGGGGCTCTCGACGATGTTGTCGAACGCATCCACGAATTCACCGGTCTAGATCTTGACGAACTGAAAAGCGCGCTCGATGGGATCGACCTTGACAATCCCGGCGCGATCCTGGCCAAGATCGTTGAGTTGGCCGGTAATGCGCTCGGGTTCAATGGCCTGCTGCCGTCGTCGTGGATCGCCGATGTCGTCGAGGACTTGACGCGCGGGGCCGGGGAATTCCTGACCGCGGACAGTATCGCCGGAAACCCCTTCATGCAGTGGGATCCGGGCGCCGCTGGTTGGGAATCCGGCGGTGCCGGCAAGATGACAGCCAACGGCACACAGCAGTCGGTGCGCGGCGAAATCTTCGACGTCGTACCAGGTAACGTCGTGAAACTGCCCGCAGGCACACGCTGGTCGGGCCTCACCGCGACACCAGGTTCGAATCCGATCAAGGTCGGGTTCGCGGTGTGGGACGCGGCCGGCAACGTGCTGCCAGATGTGATCCGAGGACAGATTCAGCCGTCGACACCGTCCTCGTCATGGCAAGGGATCCCCACCACGGATTGGATCGTGCCGACTGGGGTAGCACGGGCCGCGGCGCTGATTGAGCTTGATTCGGGCGCCCTGTCCGGGGACGTGTGGTTCTCGAATGTGACTCCGCACAAGACGAACAAGATCCCTCCGGACTTACTGAAAAGCCTGGTCGAGGGCGGGCAGGACTTCGCCGAGGATGTACAGAAGACCTGGGATGCGTTCTGGAACGGGGTTTTTGGTGCCAACGCCACCGGCAAGACCCCCGATGATGTCAAAACCGCTTCGGCGCATGTCACCGCGGTCGCCAGCGACGCGAACGCCGCAGCGCAGTTCGCCTCGTCGATGGTGATCCGGCCACGTCGCAGCCCGCGGTGGGTTTCCACTGGAACCCACGACGATGTGTCGTTCGCGATTGCCATGGCGCAAACGATGTTCACCCCGGCCTTGGGGGACATCACCTACATTCCGATCACCCCGGACACCGACCGGGTCTACAAGGCCCTCAAGTTCGGGCTGGTCGGCAACGCGATGACCAACCTCTATGTCGGGGTGTACAAGATCGAATACGACGGAACACTGACCCGCACAGTCGACCTCGGCGATAAGAAATCAGCACTGACCGCATCGAAAGTGCAGACGTTCGCCATTCCCGGTGGTGTGTCGGTCGGGCGCGGTGAAACGGTGTTCATCGCCGTACGCCAGGTTGGCGGCACCGCTGGGCAGATGTTCACCACGCCCTCGCTGCTGCAAGTGACCGAGGTGGTGCAGCCGGTCCCGACCTACATCACCGAGAAGAACAACACCGGCACAGGGCTTCCGGCCACCATCTCGGGGGCGATCGTGCGTTCGGAGTCCGCACCGGCGTGGGGTGCACTCGGAGAGACCCTGTTGGATTCACCGTGGACCGACTACACCGCGCCGGGCTGGTACACCTACCTGTTCGGCACCGATTCACGCTACGTCTACATCGCGGGATCGAGCGCCGGTGGCGGCGGTGGTGGCGGCGACGGCGGCTGGGACAAGCCAGGCGAGGGGGGCCGGCGCGGCACCTGGTCGGCACTGAGTTTGGAGCGTGGCGTCGGGATTCCCTGGGACGTGCCCGGTTTGGACGTGTACGTTCCGGCGCCGGGCGCGGGCTCGCCGAGCAGGGAAACCAACGGCAGCCCCGGTGAGGCCTTGATTGTGCGGCTATCGACCGCACCGGGCACGGTGCTGTTGAACATTCCAGGCGGGGCGGGCGGGCGCCTGGCCTATGGCGGGTTCTTCAACCGCGATCCCGTCGGCGAGGCGCAGGTTAACTACCCGTTCTTCGGGCGCCTGTTCGTCGGCGGCTTGGCAGCACCGAAAGACACCAACGGCAACAGCCCCGGTGGCGGTGGCGGTGGCGGCGACGGCGGTGTCGGCGGCAACGCGCGGGCAGGCCGTCCGGGCGGGGCTGGTTTCTGCGCGATAAGGACGGCGTGATGACCACAACAACTGCACGAACCGGCGGCAAATGGTACGGCCGATTCCGCATCACCCCCACGAGCGTTCCGTCGCGCGTCGCGGTCGGTACCCCGACGATCACCACAGGGCCACTGACGATCCGGCCCACGAGCGTTCCCTCTCGGGTAGCGGTGGGCACGCCGACGATCACCTGGCCGCAAGACATCCGGCCCACAAGCGTGCCGTCACGCGTCGCCGTCGGTACCCCGAGCTTGATTGCGATCGTCGCCCCGGCCAGCGTTCCGTCGCGTGCCGCGGTGGGCACCCCGACCGTCACCGTCGGGCCGGTCACGATCAGTCCGACCGCCGTGCCCTCGCGGGTGGCGGTCGGTACCCCGAGCCTGGCGCAGGTCATCAAACCTGCCGCCGTACCCTCCCGCGCCGCGGTGGGCACCCCGAGCGTTGCCTACGTGGTCAAGCCGACCGCAGTCCCGTCACGTGCTGCTGTCGGCACCCCCACCCTGATACCAGGCCCGGTCACCATCGCGCCCACCAGTGTTGCGTCACGGGTGGCTGTTGGCACGCCGACGATCACTCAGCCCGCCTCGGTCAACTACAACACCCAAGGCGTTGGCACCGAGACAACCAGCTCGCCGGCGACGTGCACCATTTCACCCAATGCTGGTGATGACGTGCTGGTGTGCTACTCGCTGGGATCGGGGGCGGTCTCGTCGGCGACTTACGGGGCAAGCAACCTGCCGATGATCTGTGCCGGGCAAGCACTGTCCAACGGTGTGTTGATCGCGGCCTACCTCATCAGGAACGTCGCCGCCGGTAGCGCCACGATCAATATCAACAAGACCGGTTCGAGCTGGGGGCAGGCCGTGGCCGTGTCCTACGCCGGCGCGCAAGGCTTTCGGCCCGCGAAATCCGCTGTCGGCAACGGAACATCGTTCTCCCTGCCGGTCACCGTGCCGCTCAACGGGCGCACCGTGCACGCGTTCACCCCCGGACAGAACAGCACCACCTTGTCGGCGCTGTCCGGCGGCACCAGCCGCTACCTCGACAACGTGGGGTTCTTGACCCAATCGGTGCGTGACGCCGACGCGGCCACAACATTCGGTGGCACGCTCAGCGCGACCCGCGACTGGGCCGCGCTCGGCGTTCCCTTGTGCGCGGTAGCCCCCACCGGGCCTATCCCGAAGTACAGCACCGGCACGGACGCCGACGGCATCAACGGCACCAAGACATTCGACGTCTACACCGCAGTCGGCGATTACGTTTACGCGATCGTCGGACAAACCGGGCCGGGTGATCCCTCGGCGGTCACCTGCGCCGGTACCGCGATGACGTTGATGGACACCCTGACCTGGAATGCCGGATCGGCGACGGGGTTCATCAAGATCTACCGCAGCGCCGCGGCGATGGCCTCGGCCGGCGCCAAGACGGTCTCTGTGACGGCCACCGGCGGCAACTGGTGGCGTGCCTTCGGATTGGCCGTATCCGGGGTTACCGCGCCTTCGGGCACCGTGACCAAGACCTCGGCGACCTCATCGCAACCCACACAGTCCGTCACCTGCGCAGCCGACCAGCTGATCGTGCAGATATTCATCACCAGCGCAGCCCCGGCCGGGACCGCGGGCGGGGCGGCTCTGTGGCTGACGCCCTCTGCCGGCCAGGTCTTCATGACCGTCAATGTTGCCGACGAATCAACAACTTTCACCATCGCCAACACCTCCGTGAACTGGGGCGCGGCAGCCGTCGTGCTCAGTTGACACAACCAGAAAGAGAGAAGTATCCAAATGGCAAACATCATGTACGACAAGGCATACGAGGCATTCGGCAACGCGCAAATCAACTGGCCTGCCGACACCATCAAGGCCGTCCTCATCGACACCGGCACCTACACCCTGAACGCGGCCACCCACGAATTCCTCTCGGACATCCCCTCCGGTGCCCGTATCGTCACCTCGGCCGCGCTCACGGGCAAGACGAACGTCCTCGGCGTGCTCGACGCCGCCGATGCTTCCTGGCCCGCTGTCACCGGGCTCAGCGGAGAAGCGGTCGTGATCTTCAAAGACACCGGCACGGCAGGAACCTCCCGGCTGATCTACTACCTAGACACCGCCTCAGGTCTCCCCGTGACGCCCAACGGCGGTGATATCAACATCGTCTGGGACAACGGCCCCGGCAAGATTGGCCGACTCTAATGTCCGTAGTGAGGGTCATCGCGCTATGCATGGCGCTCGCCGGGGCCACCGGAATTGCGACATTCGTTGTCGTAACCCGCTTTGCGCCCGGCGAGCGCCCGCGCGATCCGCGAATCACCGAGGCGCGAGGCAGGTTCGGCTGGTGAGGCTGCGCGGCATCAACACCCGCGCGGCGCTACCTTCCGAAACGGAAAGCGAGACACCATGAAACCCATCGTCAAATGGCTCATCAAGACGGCCATCGAAGCCACCCGCGAATACTTTCACGAGCATCCCGAGGTCGGCGACGAGGCCGCGGCGGCTGTCGCGACGAAGATCGGTAGCGCACTGCCCAAATTCGTCGACTCGTTGACGAACCTGACACCGTGGCAGTGGGATGACAAGGCGCTCGACGGCCTGGCCGAACGCGTCGCGAAACTGCTACCGGAGTTGATGCGCCAATTCCTGGGATTCGGCCCGAGGCCATGAGTTTCGTGTGGTTCCGGCCCGACGGCCCGCTGCGCACCCGTGAGCAGATTGCCCGCGAGGTGCACGCGGTGTCGCTGGCCCGTGGTCTCGATGAACTCGCCTCGGTGCTGACGCTGATGTGCATCGACGTCGAGGCCGGCGCCGCCGACGACAACGGGGTTCGGCAGTGGTGGTGTCCGTGGAATGCCAATGATCCGACGTCGAAGAACTATCCGCACGATGCGCAGTCTGATGATGGACGCTCGGTGGGCTACTTGCAGCAGCAGAACGGCGCCGCCGGTGAGGTGGTGTCGGGCAGCGACAACTGGTGGGGGCCGATGCGTTCGCGGATGACGCTGGCGTTGGCGGTCGATGTGTTTCAGACACGGCTGGCCGATGACTATGGGCGTGCTGCCGGAAACCCGAAGTTGGCGGGGGAGTTCGTGCAGCGGGTGCAACGATCGGGGTACCCGGACCGGTACGCGCAGCGCTGGGACGAAGCCTGGGCGGTGCTGCGGCGTGCGCTTGCGCAAGGGCCTGTCACTCCGAACCCTCCGCTGCCGCCGATCGGCACGGGCAGCCCGATCACGCGTTCGCGGCTGACGTCGAATCGGTACGTCGGCCGCGGCGGTAAGACGCCGCGCTGGATCGTGGTGCACACGCAGGAAGGTGGGCGTTCGGCGTGGGATCTGGCCGGGTTCCTGATTTCCACTCAGGGCACGTCGGGGGCGGTGTCGTACAACGCGTGCGTCGACGACACCGAAACTGTGCTGACCGTGAATTGGGACGACACCCCGTGGTCGGCGGTCAACGCCAACCCGTATGCATTTCACATCTGCATGGCCGGTTCCTATTCGGGCTGGGACCGCGGCAAGTGGCTCGAAACCGATGCCCGCGACGGCAAGAACGAAGACCTCCAGCTGACGCGGACCGCGCAGCTGATCGCGTGGTTGTGCCGCACCTACGACATACCCGCTGACTACATCGGCGGCAGCGGAATCCCTTGGGGCCGTGACGGTATCTGCGGGCACCGCGACTTCGGTAGCTGGGGCGGCGGACACACCGACCCGGGCCCGGACTTCCCGTGGGACGAGCTGATCCGGCGCGTCCGCCTCTACCTCGACACCAGCACAGGAGATGAAGACATGGCCCAGGTACCACAATCGGAATGGCAGGAAGTCATCGATTACGTTCGAGCGCAGAACGCCCCGATCCCGTCGGCCTCGCCGCTGCGGCACCTCGGGGAAGGCAACGTGAATACCCGCGCCAACCTGGCGCGCGCCATCGACGCCAACCAGCACGTGACCGCAGTAGTGACGCTGGCCAAGGAAGGTCACACACCCTCGATCGCGCTGCTCTGGGAGGTGTCGACCGCAGCCGACGCGCCCGGCAAGTACCCGGACCGGCAGGAAGACGCCAAGCTCGCCAAGACGCTGCTGGCCAGCATCAGCAAGACCAAGAAAGCTGTTGCCGCCGATGACATCGAAGCGTGGCTCGACGCCGAGAAGGCTGCCGCATGAACGGGCCTGACGGGAGGTGGATCGGTTACGGCGAAGGCGACGTATCCGACGCGGTGACGCCGATCGAACGCCGCCTCGTGCACGCCTACCCGAAAAACAGTCACGCCATCGAGCACGGCGTCGCCGTGGATCGCACGTACACCGCGGGCACCGCGCAGGCGGTGCGGGATCTGACGGCGTTCATGAACAGCGATGCCCGCGAGCGGGAACGGCTGGCGCGCATGGGAATCGCCACCCCGTTGCGCAGTGACGGTGTCGCGAACCTCGACGTGCGCAAGGCCATCGGCGCCTACGTCGAAGCCCCCGCCAACCCGCCGCAGTCCAAGTATCCGATCCAGGGCGTGTGGGCCGATTCGCGGGCGTTCCTGAACCCGCCTACCGCGCATAGTTTCGTCAAGGCCACCAACGATTTCCGTGACGAGGCCATGCGCCTGTACCGGCCGATGGCGGGCACCCCGATCTGGCTTCTCGGCTACAGCATGGGCGGCGATTCAGTGCGCAAGATCCTGGAGGCCATGCCGCCCGAATGGCGCCCGTACGTCGTCGGGGTGAGCACTTTCGGTGACCCGTCGATGCCCGCCGAGGGCAGCTTGCTTGGCGATGATCCCGGCGAGGGCATCTCCAAATCGCCGCAGCCACCGTGGGTGCGAGACCGGTACTGGTCGTACTCGATCGACGGTGACTGGTACCCGCGGGCCCGCGGTCTGCTGTTCCTGCTCTACCAGGTGCTCACCCGCGCAGAGCTGACCATGGAATTCGCGATCTACCTGTTCACCGAGTTCCCGAAGCAAGCATTTCAACAGCTCATCGGACAGACCCCCAGCACCGACCCGCTGGCCGGGGTGCTGGCCGGGCTGGCGGGCATGATGACCTCGGGGCCGCTCGGTACGGTCGGCGCCTTGCTCAATCCGTTGCAGCTGTTCGCGATCCTGCCCGATCTTGTGCGCCTGCTGTTCGACGCCATCAAGTTCGTGGCCACCAACGCGCACGGCAAGTACGGCGACCCCGCCTATGCGCTGTGGGACGGCCTGACCGCCGTCGACCACGCAGCCGCCACCATCCGCCGCGTCGCGCCCGGCGGCTGCACCCTGTTCCTGCTGCCGGGCACGTGGGCGAACTGGAACCAAGGATTTCCGTTCGACGTCGCTGCACAACTGCAATAGGAGAGGCAATCATCATGTACACCTGGGCATTCTGGAGAGAGCTGGGCGAGCGCGCGCTACGTGCTGCCGCCGCTGCACTGATGGGTGTGTTCGTCGGCGACAAGACCGTCGCCACTGTCGACTGGCGGTTCACGGCCGCTGCGGTCGCGACAGCTGTTCTGGTGTCGGTGTGCTCGTCGCTGCTGGCCAGCCGCCGCACCGAGGGCGCCGACGCACCACGCACCGCGTCGTTCCTGGCCGGGGGCCGCGGGTAGTGCCCGACCTGACACCGTTTGATGCAAACGACATCTGGGACTTGCTGGTCGCCGCGATCGTGACCGTTCCGCCGACAATCGCGGCGGTCGCGGCGCTACTCGTGTTCTGGAGAGGGCGAAACGAAGACCGGGAACGCCTGACGGAGGTGCACCAGACGGTGGCGGTTGCAGCCGAAGCCGCTACAGCGACAAAAGAACAGGTCCAAAACGGGCATCCCACCAAGTACCGCGACGACTTCGACGGCATGAACCGCAAAATCGACCTACTCGCCAGCAGCGTGGAACTGATTCAGTCGAACGTGCAGTCGTTGCAGGACTCACATATTGCGCTCGTCAAGCGCCTCGGAGGTTGACCACCCATGGCTGACATCAACGACATTCCGTGGTTCAAATGTGTTGGCCTGTACGGCAACATCGTCCCCGACACTCTCGACAGCGGCTACCGTCCGGACCATTTCAAACCGTGGGGCGCGGTGACATTCACACCCCGGATCGCGGGCCCGGACAACAAGCTGGACCCGCCCGAGCCGCAGTTCCGGCTGACCGCACACACACCGCCCATCACGCTGCTACTCGTGCCGTTCGACGCCAGGATCGAAAACGGGGTCTTGAAGCTGCCGCGGCTCGACGCGCCGGCAGGGGAGAACCCGACACCGACCGAAATCGATCAGCAGCGCGCCAGCGTCGGACTGGACATGATCGCGAATTCACCTGCCCTGCAACTGACATCGGGATACAAGCTCGTTTACCAAGTGCAGTTCGGGACCATGAAGGTCTTGGGCAAGGAACACACCTTCGAGTCGTTCTGGTTTGTCGCGCCGACCATCAGCGACTTCACGACCGAGCCGACATGGACACCGCCCACAATCGACCTGACAGTCGTCGAACGATTCACGCCGGTGATGTAAGGGCGGGAAAATATACCGGCATTTATGCCGACTGCGGGCCCGGTTCGGCGTCGTGTGGGTTGTCGATCCAGTCGGACGTGTCGAGGTGTGTCCATTGGCCGCTGGGGTTGTCGCCCTCGGCGATTGCCTGTTCATCGGTCACCGGCGCAGGGTAAAAGTGGATCGCGCCGTCGCAGGTGACGCATGTGCCGGTCTTCTGAAAACGCTTGATCGCGGTCATCACCCAATGGTGAACCATCAT